ACGCTGGTTTATTCGCTATATGCTCAGAACTCCGAGAAATGGAATCAACGAAGGAACAGTAGCGAAGATTATTGCTAAGTATTACAGAAAGAAGCAAACAGATGTAAAGAAAGATTTGAACTTTAATTCTGTTGAAGTAGTTTGTCAGTATTATGAAGGTGGTCAAAGTCCTCCTTGTAATTTAACTTACGGAAAATTTGTAAAACCAATGCTTGCTAAGGAAGTTCCGATGAATAAATGGCCGACTGATTTTGTTGTTGATTATAAATACGATGGAAACAGATACCAGATTCATATTGATGGCGACAAAACTATGATTTTTAATCGTAAGGGTAAAATTGTAACACAACAATTCCCCGATGTTGTTGAATTGGTTCAAGCCTACGATATTGAAAACGCTATTCTTGATGGTGAAATCTATCCCATCTTAGAAAATGGCTCTCCTGCTCCCCATAAAACAATGGGAACAAGAGTCCATTCAAAGAATGTTCAAGAGGCTATGGAACGGGTCAAAGTAGAATGGGTTATTTTTGATTGTCTGATGCTCAACAACGAAACAGTCATGGATTTATCATATACAGAACGATTGGAGAAGATGAAAGACCTTCCTAATCAAGCACACCGTATCACCGAAGGCGACATTATGGCTTTTTACCATGAAGCAATCAACGAAGGGTTTGAAGGAATCATCGTTAAAGATGCAAGCCAACCATATCAATCAGGAAAACGCTCCGTTTTTTGGGCTAAATACAAACCTCCGCAGATAAACTTGGATGTTGTTATCCTTTCCGCAAAATACGGGGAAGGAAAACGAGCCAATGTTTTCGGCACTTTTGAATTAGGCGTGAAGGCTGATAATGGTTTTCATAGCGTTGGGTGGTGCGGAACGGGCTTCTCGGATAGCGATTTAGTCCAATTAACCAACACCCTAAGACGTAATGTTGAGAACTTCGATAACGGACAATTCTTTGTTTCACCTGTTGTTATTCTTGAAGTTAAGGCTGATTTAGTTAGCCGTGATGCTAAAGACAATTTAGGACTTAGATTCCCCCGTTGTATTCGTATTCGTGATGACAAGTTTGTTGCAGATATTAATACCTTAAAAGATGTGGAGAGATTAGAATGAGTGAAGAACACGCTAAATGGAATGTAAAATATATGCCCGATTCTTATGGACGACCTCAAAAGATTTCTAAAATGAATTTGAGACAAGTTAATGCCCGTATTAAAAGCACTAAAACAAGATTGGTAGCAAATAAATCTTGGCTTGAAGGTCTTTATCAAAGAAGAGCAGTTCTCATGGAAAAAGCGGGAGAGACTGATTACAAAAGAAAAAACACGAATGAAAAAATTATTCAGCATTTAAAATTAAGAAAAGACTTGGGAGTAGATGAGGCCAAAGCAACTTATGATAACAAATTGAAGGCAGTTCTTATGACCGCATTAGATTTCTTAGAAAGAGATAAGCCAGCAGTTTTGGTTAGAAAAGTTCTGGAACAGGCGAGGGATGAATTATGATTCAACAAGGAGAAATGACTATTATTGATTCTATAACATATAGGTGTTTAAAAATTGATGAGCAGGGATATGCTCATCTTAAAAATATCTTACATGAGCAGGGCAGACCCAAATTAGTTTTACAAAAATATTGTCCTTACATTGAGGATAATCAAATTATTGTTCCTGAAAAGCCCGAATACCAACGACCTAAGCCAACAACTAAAATTAGTATCACAAAGTTAATTCGTGAAAATACAGATTTACAAGTTTCAAACAATGCTAGATTTTTTATTACTGAATGGGTTGAGACAGCAATTGCGAACATGATAGCCAACGCAGAAGAAAATGCTATAAACAGGGGCGACTCACGCATAACAGAAGCACACTTCTTTTGGCTTGAGACTAATAACGCACCTAATGGATATTGGCCTTCAAACAAGGAATATATGCAGGAATGAGAATTAATGTTTAATGATGCTCAAATCCAAAATTGGATTGATGAGTTTGGAACAGCGACTAGTTTTACATTTCTTATTTATGGAACATTGAAAGAGGAAGAGTTATCTACAATAGTAAAGGGATTAGTTTTCTTTTTAGATATTAAAGGATTCAGGTCTGATGTTGCTGTTTTTATTGAATATATTGATGAAGAAATGGCGGTGGCTTGGAAAACCTTTCAAGGAACATCTGTTTCTTTTGTTTTTGGCGGAGATATGTTAGATACAGAAGAAATAGTAAAGGAGGTTGTTTTAGATGGCCTTAAATATCTAAGATATAAAAATGACTATTTAGGACATTATAGGAGTGATTCCCATGTATAGTAAAGATATGTTAGTAGGTATCTTACTTTCAGCAGGAAAGTTAGATTTCAATATTGAAAGAGCAAAAGACTCCCAAATAGGCTATCGTGTAAGGGTGAAAATCATACTTCGTGCTGAAGAATCATTTCTTAGAGCAGTAGAAAGAACTCTTCTTCAACATGAGATTACTTCTTCTTACAAAGAAAAAGAATCAAAGACTAGACCAAAGCCAATTCTAAAGATTGGCGGTATCAAAAATCTGTATAAATTGACAGAATTAGTTCCCGATTTACCTGATGCAAAAGGTGAATGGGCAACATTTAGAGAACTCGTAGAATTAATATCGGAGAATAGACATAGAACATCAAGTGGACTTGATAGAATATTAGAAATTAAAGGGGTAATTTAATGGCACTAACCAATAAAAATAATGATAATAGAACAATACTACTTACGGGCAAAACTGGAACTGGAAAATCAACAAAAGCACTTACATTTGTTAATGACCCTATTGTTCTTTATGCCAACGATATTGATTTTGATGTAGGTTCATTTCCTGTGGAGAATGGTATCGTTATCGAAGATGTGCATTACAAACCTGATAAGTCAGAAATTTTACACATCATGAGAAATTATCGTGGTCAAGTAGTATTGACTTCGATTAACCAAAAATCTGTTCCGAAGGAAATAAAAGATATGTGTAAAATTAAAAGAGCAGGTTCTACTAATTTTCTCGAACAGTCTATCAAAGAGATAGCACCAAATAGCGAAACTCCTTTTTCTTTAGAAAGAGATACCTATTCAATAGTAAATGGTTTCTTAAAAGAAAGAGATAGAGATTTAATCGCTGAGGTTCTTTTGTTTAACAAACCATCAGATACTCAGATTTTATCTTGGTTATCTGAAAATATGCACCCCAACAGATTAATTTTTGTTGATGGTAGAGTAAAGCGAAGATGGAGTCAAAGATACTTCTATGAAATGCTTTCCTATTGTCATGCGGGTGGTTTTGTTGGACAATTGAATATGCCAAAAAGAAGAGCATATTCACAATTACCCAAATTAGCAAGAAGGTTGGGTGTAAAAAATCAAAGACTTCTTCCTGCTTTATTGAAAGATGAAGCGTTCAAAGAACAAGCAAAAAAGAAATTAAACAATGCAGAATGTAGACTTCTTAAGATTGGTGAAAAAAGAAGGAGAAAGAAAACAACTCCTGTTGTAATCACCCAATCTTCTTTAGAAGAATTTATGTGAGGAATAAATATGTTATGGACAGAAAAATATAGACCAAAGAAATTAAATGATGTAATAGGACAAGAACACTTTACATCAGATGCAAGAGGATGGATTGAAGAAAGAAATATGCCTAATGTTTTATTATACGGAAATCCTGGAAATGGTAAAACAGGAGCAGGATTAGCGATTGGAAGAGAAATCTTAGGCGAAACATTTCAAGATAATTATGTTGAAGTAAATGCATCTGATGATAGAAGATTAGAGAACGTGCGAACTACTATCAAGAATATTGCACAAAGCGGAACAATTGGTGATGCACCATTTAGAATCGTATTATTGGATGAAATGGATGGTATGACCACCGATGCACAAAACGCACTAAAGCGTATTATGGAACGATATGCAAGTAATATTCGTTTTATTATTACCTGCAACGACAGAAATAAGATTATCTTTGCACTACAAAGTCGGTGTGCAAATTATCATTTTAAGCCTCTCTCCAATGAGGCTATGATGGAGGTTTTATCTTCAATCCTCAAGGCTGAAGAAATAACTCGATTCTCTCAAGATGAATTGCACTCCTTTATATATGCTATGAATGGTGATATGCGGAGGGCGATTACGGAACTACAAGCGGCAAAAGCCAGCAATTCCACCCTTAAAACGCAAATAAATGCAGGATTAAATGAATATAAAAAATTGCTAATGAATATTGTTAATAAAGACACTACCTACGCATTAAGCAAAATACATGACCTATTACATAACGGATATACCATCCGTGAGGTTTGTATTGGCTTACATGATGCTGTTATTAAAACAGATTTAGAAAGACAAATTAAATTCAAAGTATTACGAACAATTGGAGAAAGCGAATGGCGTTCAACCACTATGACTCCAAAGGTTTTAGCCTCTTGGCTGATTAGCCAATTATCATAGAATTGAACAAAACAAAACAAAAACAAAAATATGGATGTGAAAAATATGGATGAAAACATGAAAGCAGAAATTGAGAAAAGTGCGACATACATTAGTATGACCGCAGAAGAAGCGATGAGCAAATTTGAAGAGATTTGTTCTGAAAATAACATTGAAACAACAAACCCTATTGCTAAGGGTCTTTGGAGAAACTTTGTTGCGAATGTGCGAAGAACCCAAAATTCAGAAGGTTCTGAACAAAAGAACAATGATTCTTACTTCAAAGCAGCATTTGGTTTCTTCGTTTCTTTGGATGCTCCGAGAGACATGATGGCTTGGAACAGAATGAAAGCAAAGGAAGAATTTATGCGAGATGCTGATAATGCTCTTGAACAAGGCATTGTTGCTATTGCTTCTCAAAATGCTCTTGGTAAGTGGGTTGTTGCCCGTTATCATAATGGAGAGTATAATGAAAAGACAATGGGAACATTACCATCAGGAGCAGAAGAAGCAGAAGATGGCCGTTTCTACATTCCTTTGGATAATACCGCCACTTACATGAATGGTGGTAAAAACAACAATTACGGAAAGCCTCTTCCCGCAGAACAAATGCGACGAAGTGGAGTATTCTTTGGTTCTATTGGGGCAAGTGATGAAATGAAGCCTTATTACTTCTCTTACAAGAATCAAGCAGGTGTTGATTTTGCACCGAATACTTTTGAATGGGTGCATTTCCTATGTATTGCTAATGATGCAGGAACAGATATTTACGGTGCAAAGGATTTGACATTACAAAGTCTTTCACTTAATTCTGAGATGAACCCTGATAATGAACTTTATCGTGATATGTCATCCTTTGACTTTGAGGATTGTTTGAGAGAAAACTTTGAATCTCATCTTGTTCCTCTTGTTGATATGGATAAGGCACATATTGGCCGACAAGCCCTTCCTTCTAAGGAGAGATACGTTATTACAGATGGAACAGTTTGTAATATGAATATGACTCCAACAAAGAACGGAAACAGAATCATTAATCTAACTGATTTGAATGCAGAAATGGATTATGATTCAGATGAAAGCGGTATTACTACTTGCTGGATTCCTGAGCATTTGACGCTTGACTTTGGTATTGGTTCTTCTGTCATTGTTATTGGCCGAACAAGCCAAAGAACAACTGATGAAGGTGTTGAACCAACAACAATCAATGTTGCTGGTATTTACTGCACAGTTCGTCATGGTTCAGCAGTTGAAGTTTCAGTTCCAGTTGAAGAGGATTTCGACTGGTTTTGATTAAAAACCTTCCTTTGTGTAATCGTTGGCGTTAATGACGGTCATAGAGGTGCGAAGCCTCTCCCTTTGGGGGGTAAAATATGGAAGATTTAAAAGAAAATAGATATTTAGTAAAACAAACAAGTTATATTGTTGATTTGAAAGATGTAGATTTCATTACATGGAGTGCTAATGAAAGAGACTTGGGCAAGTTTTTGGCTAAGTTGCACATTGGAACAAAAGAAACAAGATATATGTGTCAATCCGCAGAAGAATTAAAAGAACTTCTTCAAGGATGGGCAGACGCAAAAGGAAAAGAATTAGAAATAAATTTAGATGAAATAGCATGGTGATAATATGGGATTAACAAGTGGAAAAACAAAAATTGATGAAGGAATGGCACAAAACGCAAGGGTTGTGGCTTTTAAGGATAAATTGGCAAAACAAACGGCAGGGCGATTGGCTCGTAAAAACCGTTTAATTTGTGGTATTTGGGGAGAACCAAAGACGGTTAAAAGCGGTTTGGCTCTTGATTTTCCAGATAAGCAGATTTATGTTCTTGATTGGGATGATGGTTGTGAACCGACATGGCGACAAAACCATGAAATGACTGATAGGATTACTCTTTGGAATCCTGAAGTAAGAAACAAAAATGGTGAATTAGATATTCAAAAGTCTGAAGCAAATTCAGAAGATTTTGTTCTCTTTGTTAAGTCAAAGATTGAAGAAGGCGAAGATTGTCTTTTTGTCTTTGATGGTGTAGATAAGTGGCTCGATTGTTGCACATTAAATGTAACTGGTTCTTCTAAAATTGGAAAGCCACAAAAGATGAAGTTTGAATGGGGAAAGAGAAATGCCCCATTTTATTCTCTTTTGATGATGTGTAAGAATCTTGATTGCGACCAAATCTACATTACACACGCAAAGGCTGATTATGGAGCGACTGGTGAAGTTATTGGTTCTAAACCAAACTGGCACAATTGGGGTGATTACCTGTATCAAATTATTTCAACAAGAAGAACACGCAAAAAGAACGATGTTGTTTACAAGGCTGAATTACTCAGCAGTAAAACCAACACCGAATTAGTGGGCAAATCTTGGGAAACATTAACTGTTGGTAACGGTAAAGTTTCTTGGGATGGAATGTCTGAATTGCGTGAGGGATTAATTTGAGAAAAACTTCTGAAATTATTGGTTCT